ACTGATGCCATATTCTGTTTAGAGGCATTAATTTCTTTAGCCTTTCTTCTAGCTAGCATCTTTTCAACAAACTTTCTGCCTTCTTTAGTACGCCCATCATACTGTGGCGATTTATTCTTTTTCTTTTTATCTTGTTGGACATCTGCCGGCATATCAACACCACCAGCTCCTACTGAGTTGGCAGCGGCATCTTCCCACATGTCATTAAATTTTTTCATTTCTTTATGTCTCCACTACTTATATATAATTTCTGATTGGTTAGAGAATGTGTTACCTCATATATGCCAGTGTTAAACATATAGTCCACTGGTTTACTATGAAGTGTTACTATAACTTCTTGGCCTGGGAAAGCAATTATCTCTCCTGTTTTATTACTAGCCATTTCATTAATTAATTTATACCTACCTGGATTAATTACATCATCTTTAATAAAGAATACACTCTCATTAAGTGATTCATCCAAGTCATTTAAAACTTCGTCTAATACTTCCCTAATTTCATCTTCTGTTAGATTAGTATTTTCTTTAATTAAGAACAAAGCTGCAGCATAAGAAGCTAACTTTGTTTTACCGAATGGTACTTTCATCAACAATCTTTTAAGATTAAAAACTAACCTATGAAATACTGTATAAACTTCTTTTTCTTGGCCAGTTGTTAAGTCTCTTGCCTTCTTGAGATTCTTACCATTCTCATCAATAATACCCTGTTCGTATGCACCTGTTTTATCCCACGGCGTTACTAANAACTTTAGAAACCTAAAGGCGTAAAATAAATCTGCTGTACGTGATACTACACCCATTAAATTTTCCTTAATACTTCCACTATATATGGATCTAGTGGAACCCCTACTTGTTCATCTTCTGGTAGATAATTTAAAAATACCAGAAATGGTTTTATATATGTCCAATGTTCTGGTTCTATTTTATACCAGATCATTTTATTAGCTGCTTCGATACCAAACACATTATATAATACTATTAGATGATTTAAAACCAATCTTTCTTGTAACTCATCATTTACTTCGTAGCGTCTAAGGAGCCTTTTAAGATATTTAAATCTAGCCAAGTCCTCCTTAAATTCGCCTATGTCTATACATTCAGGATTATTATAATTCTGTGCCGCATAGAGCTCAAAATTTTTCCTATTTAAGGTATCAAATATTTTCATCATATATTATATATAACCGTTTAGTTAGAGAAGTTTTTACCCTTGCCTCTGCCGAACTTTTCCTTACCTGTAAACTTAACCGCACCTTGCATAATTGCTGCAGCGTCTACCTTACCTTTTAACATAGGATGACCTTTTAACAATTTCTGTAGGTCTTTACGTTCTCCTGCTATAGCAATGTGTCTATCATTAGAAGATGCAACGGAACTTACATTCCAGTCTTTAGATAGATCAAAGGTAAATGATTTACCGGCCTTATTAAATAATTGAAAAGGCACAGCAAATGTAATTACAGTTGACGGTTGTTCAAATAACTGTCTAAACTGTTTAAAAGTTTTCATTGTTATCTAACCTCTTTCATTTGTTTTTTCAGAGCAACTACTTTGTCAGAAGCTTTATTAAGGAGCTCGACCCAGTAATCAGCCTTTTCATCACTCTCAGCATCTTTTTCTTTTTTCGCATAACCTTTCATTTTAGCTTCCAACTCGTCTATTTTATCCTGAAGAATTTGTGCTGGATCATTAGAACCATCATTTTTCTTTGCGACCTTGGTTGGATCAAAACTAGTATCAGGCTTGCCTTTAATTTTATCAACGGCCTTTTTAACAAATCCCAAGACTTCATTAACTCCGTCTTTACCTGGCTCATCTTCTGAGTTATAGTTCTTATCTACATAGTCAAAGAATTCCTTTTTCTTCTCACCCTTTAATTCAGCAGGCGAATCAACTCCAAACTTTTTAAGAGCCTTATCAAAGAATGCTTTATACTTAGCTTTATTATCTTCAGCTTCATTCATCTTATGAGCTTCTTCAACTACGTCTTCATTTACTTCTTCATTGGCAAGTTGTAATGCCGCTCTTACTTCAGGATCATCTGAAAGACCTTTCTTCATCTTTTCAATTTTCTTTGCAGCTCCAGTCATATTACCACCCATTTTAAGAGCAAGTTCTGATGCCTTCTTGACTAAAGATTTTGGAAACTTAGACTTGGCTTCTTCGACTTCTTCTTTGTCTTTATCGTCTTTATCATCATAGTCTTCGACTTTGTACTTCTTACCAGATACAACAAATGTGTCATCGCCGTTCTTACGAGCAGCATTAAGAGCCATGGTAAACTTATTACCTTCTTTCTTGACATCTTTCTTTTCGTCTTCTTTCTCGTCGTGATAGGCTTCTTTCATGTTAGTGCCATCGTCTTTCATTCCTGACTTTTTAACTGTGTGCTTAGCCTTAAACTCTTTCTCACCTTTAGCAACAGGTTCTGCAACTTCTTTCATTAAGTCATCATGGTTATCAGTAGCATACTTTTCTGCTTCTTCCTTAGACTTGAATTCTTTTACTTTCTTTCCTGCTGTATTATATACACAGAACATTCCAGAATCTGGATTCTTTTTAACGTGTTTCTTTGGGTCCATTTCCTGAACCGGTTTCTTACCCTCTAGTACATCACTAACTGCTGCAGCAATGCTTAGAGTTTCTTTATCATTGATTTTCATTTTGATTTCTCCTATTGTATGAAAAGCATTCCTGTAATAGCTGTAGCTGTTGTAGCAATGACTATCCAGAATAGTTTATTAATTATATTCACAGTTGAAGCATTAGAACGAACTAATTCATCCAACCTGTCTACTCTATTTATAAGAGCTAATATTTGGGCACCCTGTTGTTTACCAAATTCTGTTAAGGTGATTATTTTTTCTTCAGCACGGGCCAATGCAATAATTGCTTCAGACATTTGATCAATTTTTTGTTCGATCCTATCTAAACGCGCGGACTGCTCTTCTCGCTGCTGTTGTGCTGTTGCCATGTTTTATTACCCTGCATTTTAATGGGGTTACCCCCTTTATTAATCTATGGAATTCTTCTTTCTTAATATCGAAGACCATACCTTTCTTTAACAACCATGGAAGGCAATCTTGTAATTGAAATTGCCAACCCTCACCATCTAAAATTTCTATTTCCCGATCCTCATGGTCACGGTGCCAAACGAACTCCGCGTCCTCTTTACTAGGGTCGAACTGACGTACATCAGCATCTTCCCAATACGGTTTACCAAAAGTAAGATCCACCACCTTTTAATCCTAATTGTTTTGCATACTTAGGAAGACGACATGCCCAATATCCGGCTTTTGTCTTGTCATTCTTAGTAGCACATTGATGTCTAGCTGCAAAGTTTCGTGCAGCATCCCTATCGTTAATTTTTGCACTCAATCCAGTAGTATCACCGAATTGAATCTTAATAACATTCCCCTTTGCATTCTTAACATATACATAATATTTAGCCTTACCACCCCGTTTAGGAGAGTTTAGTTCAACATCCTTGTCTTTAGTAGCTTCAATCATTGGTTGGTCTAAAGGCACATGCTGGCCTTCATATAACCCAAATCGTTCTTCTATATGTTCTAAAAAACTATGCATTATAATCCCTTTATAGTTCTTACTACCTTACTCATTACCATTTTAAGAGCAGTAAAATATGCCCAACCATATCCGTAAAAGATATGAAAAGTATGATTCTTTTCTATAGCAGATTTAGGGCCAAACTTCTTAGTCCAGTTATCTACCCATTCACCTTTATATCTTAATACTGCATGTGAAATCTTCCACTTACTTGGTCCAACACAACAGATACCTGCTTGATGGGTTAGTAGTAACCACCACATTTTTAAATGACTTTCTCCAGAAAGTCTCCAAAGAATAGATAGTGCATAGTCTTCGCAATCTCCTACTAGTTTACCTTCTGCATTTTCAGAATAGATTATCTTCCAAGCATCAGCCATGCCGTATTGCTCTTTATCTTTTCTGTATTTCCATTTAGTATTAAATGACTTTACTATCTTATCTCTTTCTTTATTTTCCATTTTTCTGTCCTTTTATCCATTTAACTGCAATGGAATTTTCTGGAGCCTTAGCAGCCCAGGTTTTTATATCTTTATATGCTTCTAAAGAAGACCGTTCAATATCAGACCCTATAGAATTATCTATAACAATCATTCGATTTCTAAAAAGCCCTTGAAATTTACCAATGTTCTTTTGCACATCTTTCCACATTTTACTTACCATATCATCTGGTAAAGAACGTGGTCTGTTATTATTTCTATTCATTGCCGTTTCTAAATCAGTATTAACAAAAATCATATGTACCGCATATCCAAGTGCTCTTAGCATATCAACTTGGTTTCTAATTTTGCTATAATCTTTACCAGTACCATCAACAACAATACCCATTCTACCTTCTAAAGCTCTGGCCATTATTTTACCAGTGAGTGTCTTAGCACTAGCCCTTACAGCCTGTCCTTGTGCAGATGCTATATCATCTGGATCAGTAGTAAGGCCTGCTTTCTTTAATCCTTTTTCAAAAGCATCATCAGAGTTAATTAATCTAAACCCTAATGCTTTTAGAGCAGTTTTACCAACTACAAACGATTTACCAGAACCTGGGCCGCCTGCAAGAAATACTGCTTTAAAAATAGAAGGATCATTAACACCTTCCATTAAATCAAAATGTTCTTTAAATGTATTCATTTATTTAAATCATACCTAAATGCTCTACCCTTTGCTTGTTTAGTTTTAGTAATTTTATACTTCCCTATACGAGCGAAATTATTAATAATTTCGAGGTTACCTTTTTTCATTAGCTTTTCAAATTCGGGTTTTACTTTTTTCCAAACAGAATCTAGTATTTCGCCATCATTCATTACCAATGGGCCTTCTTGAATTTTAGACTCACTTCTGGATCTTTCAATATCCTGTTTAGTGGGAGCTCCTTTGGCTCCTTTCTTCCTCATAGGACGGCCTTCTTTTCTTTTCTTGTGAATATTAGCCCAGAGGCCCGATTCATTAAAGTCTTTAAATGATTTCATATTACCCTCTAACTTTGGCAGCAAGGTCTTTGTCTGCCTTACCCCATGTTCCTGATGATTTAGTTACAAATGAATTAACTCTAGCAAATCCCCATTGTTGTGGAGTAGTGCCTGGTCTATGGCCGGTACGCCATGCGGCAACACCTCTTTTATAAACTTGTTTTAAGATACCTAAAGGCATACCTGACTTATCTGCTTTCTTCTTTAAACCAGCATCTGCACTACCTTCATCAATATTAAAGTCTTCAAATGACAGTAAAGATTCTCCAAACATTTTGTCATATTTCTTAGTGTGTTTCGATGGTTTTGTTTTGGCAGTTGCATCGCCGGGTGCAGGTTTATAGGCCGCTGGATTATCATCATCCATTTTTGAGCCTTTATTAAAATGTGCTTGTCTTTTATCCGAGGTGGACTTCTTTAACCCTGTATGATATGCTTTAGTTCTTTTCTTCTTTTCTTTTTCTTCTTTTTGGCCAGGGACACCCTTTCTATAGGATTTTACTAACTCGTCGGTTCCTTCTTCACCAGCGCCACTCTTTTCTATAAGTTCAACTTGGTCTAACCAAACTCTTTTCTTCCATTGACCAAATTCTACTACTAGATAATTAGTACCACATACTAGAATAGTACCCACATCATTAGTTTCTTTTAATGCAACTGTATCACCTTCGGAAAATAAATTACCTTCTATATATTCTTCGCGTGTCTCTGAGACTTTAGGTAGTTCTACATGTTCTCTAAACTTTGGAGATTCTTTGATACCCATTGCTTTTCGTACGGTAGTAAATAGTTCTTTAGAATCATAACCACTCGGTACACCTTTTGCAAAACTTCTCTGATCCCCTTCTGCTGCAGCTGCTCTCATTTTAGAAGCGGACATCCCTGTCACTCCTTCTGCATCTGGATCTCTTTCGCCTGCTGAAATTACTTTTATATCATTTTTAAATTCATAGAACCCATGACGAGCCTTAACACCATTATACTTGTTAAGTAGTACTTCAAATTCTTTTACTCTATCGGAACCTGCAACCATATTTACTGTTGTATATCCTTGGTCGTATAACTTGACAGCAATATCCATAACGTGTCTTACATCACTATCAGCCATGACAGATCTTGCATGTTTAGGAAACATCTTACGCAGGAATTTAACTTTTTGTTTAAAGTTAAGAGGATTCTTTTTAGGGTCTTGTGATTTAGAACCGTAGATTCTATATGAGCCACTGGATTCTTTCTTTAGTTTATCAAATAGTTTTTCATGGCCAACAGTAGGTGGATTAAATCGACCAAAGACAAAAGTAATTTCACCTTTTTCTTCTTTTAAATATTGATTAAAACTTATCACTGGTTTCATATTATTGTCCTGGAGTTTTGTTAGCGTTCTTCTTTAATTTAGCTCTATCTGCTTTCTTAATTGATGGCAGAAGTTTCTTAGCTATTCTTTTTATAGCCCCAGCTTTCTTACTGACTTTCTTCTCTAAGTCTGCACGTGCAGCAAAAGATAGGTCAGATTTTTCTTTATTCTTTAGGATTTTTTTCATAATTAATTTACGTGCTGCAACATTTGCTCGTTGCTTCAATTTTTCAGGAGATGCTAATTTTTTAGCCGCTTTCTTTCGGGCTATCATAATTTTAGCTTTGTTTTTTCTAAAGGAGGCCTTCCTTTTTTGCCTCTGCTGCATCGTTAATGCCTCTTGGGCATCACTATACTCTTTAAATGATTGCATCTTATCCTCGGTTATCCCATTAATCAGTTAGGGCTATCCCAACCTTTTATAATATCTTTGCTAAAGTTGTTGGCAGAAAATTCCATTCTATCAACTAATTTAACAGCGCCACCTTCCATGCGATCTATGGCAACAAAACCTTCAGGGTTGGTTACTCTAAATCCGGATTTAGTCTTCACAAACGTCCCAATATTAGAAAGTTTGTTTAGTTTATTTATAATAATTAATTTACTATCCACTACAAAATTTTGCATTTCGAATATTTTTTGTAGATTTTTAATATTTCCTTTAGAGAAAAACTTTAATAATTCGTCTCTTTTAGTAATTTGTGTTTGTTTACCTTTATCAGAAGACCTTTTATCTATTTCTTTTGCGTATCTATCATTGACAAACATTACTAACCCTGTTGCATGAGATTTAGGATTAGTTATTCTTTGTCCGTCTCTTACTTTCCTATTATTATAAACATTAATAATCATGTTTAGTTCTTTGTTTTGTTCTATCTCTTTTAGTACCGATGATGCTATTTGTTTAAATAGTTTACCTGCTTCTGATAAATTCTTTGTTACTGCCTCAGTTTCTTTTGCAGTAAGAGTTGCAGTACCTGAAAGATCGGGCAATGTTGCGTCTACCATCCAAACACTCTTTGTTTTCTTTAACTTTGGTACTATCTCTCTACCAAACTCAGCTTGCATAGTTTCAAATGTAGAACCATTGTAAATAGTATGCCATACAATACCTATCTTAGCCGCTCTAATTTCTTTAGCAAGTGCAGAGTCAGCAGGGACAGTGTAAGCAATGGTATTAGGATGAAAAACAAGAAAAGACTTTCCATTAATTGTCTCCTTTTTTAAATCAGAATTATCGAACATGAAGTCACCTTGAATAACTCCCTTAATACCTAACTTCTGTAATTCATCGAATGCTAGTATTAATTTCTTAGTGAGATCGCCAGAAGTATCTGCTTTAATATCTTCATGTGACTTATAAATCTTTGGATTGGCATTAAAGATACCTTTCTTAGCAACAAAGAATGAACCATCTCTTGGATCTTCACCCGCAAATACGGCGGGGGCACCGTCCCATTTAACGGTAATATCTACAGACTTTTTAGAATTACCACTTAACATATCACGCAAACTTCTTAGCGCTAATATTGCTTGGCGTGCCCCCTTAACTCCACCATCAAGAATCAAATCTTCAATGTGAGTCATGTGTGTGTTTTTGCCAGCGGCCTCATATAGATAACTATTTAATGTCTTCATAAGTAGTCGTCATACTCCTCTGGTTCAATTCCTGCAAAAGAAACGGATCCACTAACTTTCTTCTGTTCGCCTTCTTTCATATTAAATGATACTATTCTTTTACCTGTTGGTCCCAGAATATTAATTGATACTCTGCCTTTAGGATCTTCTATTTTAATTTTACTTAAATCCAAGTCAGGGTGATGTGCTATAATTTGACTTTTCTTTTCAGTAGTAATAGCCATTAACATCTTAGTTTCTTTATCATTAAACCCTAGAATATCAAGCACTCTTTCACCTAATACATCAGTACCTTCATATTCTTTTATAATACCATATACTATTTGGGCCAATCTAGGATTAATAGGTTTTCTAGCAGCTTTTCTTTCTGCATCTACTTCACTTAATTTTAAATTTTCTATCTCGGAATCAGACAACCCTCTTAGAGTTTTAAGTCTATTCGTAGCAGCTGCATCACCTTTGAGGTGTTTCTTTAAGTCTTGTTTAATTGCATTCCACTTTTTAGCTTCTGTAATTAACTCCTCTAACTTACTGTCTTTTGCTACTACCTTATCATACTCTGCTTCTGCTTTAGGGCCAGCAAGGTGTCCGCAAAGGCCTCTTGATGTAGTATTTGCAAGACCTACTGTCTTATTAGAATATAGTTTAAGAGAGTATCCATCAAGGATTTCTTTGCCTTCTTTCATAACAGCAATTCTAATATCCGCTTTAAAATCAATTCCGTCTTGGAATGCGAGATTATCTAAATATGCGCCAACAATAGTAGCCTTTTCGCTCACTGCAGCAGAGATAAGATAGTTGGCCATATCGGCACTACCCTTTCTAATAATTCCTATATTTTTAGAATATGTCTTTGCATCGGCAGCTTTTAATTTCTTATCCCAATCGTTTACTGTCTTTGCTATACCAGAACGGTATTTTTCATAATTAGATGATATATCAACTTCTTCGCCTCGATGGTCAAAGAGGAATTGACATACTAATGCTTCGTTATAGTTTCCTTTGATTGCTCCGATCGCGCCTGATTCTTCCTTTAACACTTTCATATCGTTCATAATATCTTCCTTAATTTGACCCGGTATTGTAATTTCAACCGTATCAAATAGTTTCGCTTTCTTAACTTTTGTTTTGAAGACTTTGACAATAGCTCGTTTAAGTGTAGACCAAACAGCTTTTATTTTTCTAGTAAAAGCAGAACCGAGTTTCTTTAGTGCACGGACTTCATTAAGCATCCGTATAGAATCTGATCTACTTTCTACATTAATTGGTAATAGTTGCATTCGTAACCTCTATAAATACTGTGCATTAGTATATCTATTTATAAAGGTTTAAAACCCAAATTTACTATTTTGTAAACCTTGGGGTAATCTGACCGGAATCATCAATAAATATAATCTTTCCTTCTTGCAATTTATCCAGCATCTTTTCTGCGCCTTCTCTAATTCCAATTTTATATGATGTATAACCAACACCGGCTATGCATATAGCAACTATTATAATTATTTCCATTATACTTCCATCCTTGAAAGAACTGTAAAGTATCCTTTACCCACCATAGCTGCATGAAATTTAGTAGCTTCTTTTAGTGAGTCAAAGATATATTCTGCAACAAGTTTATTTGTGTTTTTTTCCTTTGCGGTTACTTTAAATGCCATTTTATTTTCCTATGTGTTTTACATCAGTTGATGGTATTACTTGATAAGCACCTTTATTGTATGCAGGAGCAACAGTAAAATTCTTAGATGCTTCTGTTTTCCATGACTGGTCTTCAGCTGGTTCATACTTACTATCACCTTTATATGAGGGATATTTTGCATTGAATTCTTCCATTTTAATCTGCGCGAAACTTTTTTCTGGTTTAAATTCAGTGAACTGTGGTTTGAGTTTACGTTTCTTTTTAAGACCGGGCACATTTTTTCTTTTTCTGCCGGACGGATCATAACGCAGAGAACCTAGATAATTATTCATAATAACTCCATAAAATAAGTTGAGTCCGGGGCCTTTCCATGTTTAGGTTATTTGGAGGGTTACAGGTTACCAACCTGACCCCGGACTCTCCCCCATTGCACGGACTTCTTCATTTCCGCGTGAGTGTTCGGACACTACCCCCTACCGCTTTATTTCGTCCGATAGGTGACGACTGCCTTAGACTCCTGACGTCATATGGACGTAGGAATCTGGACAGGATTCTAATTCTTCACCGCAACAACACAGCTGTTCTTCTTCTAGTGTTGGTGCTCCGACTTCACTTCTTACATAGTCCTCTGAAATAGTCAGCTCGACAAGTGTATTTATTAATTCTTTTGTTTTCATCTTAACCAATCCCCGTCCATCTGACATTACTATAACCAGTTAACACATTACCTCTTGCAAAGTTCGTGGCAGGTTTACTCCAACCTGCAGCCATTAACATATCACCAACTTGAAAAGGTTGATTGGTCTTGTTATCAATATACTTTGGCGCTTTCTTGACAATAAAACCTACAACCGAGGCAGAGCCATTCTCCTGAGTCCTTAGTAGTTTTAAGTAATTTCTACCCACTTCAAAGCTGTATACATCTCCACGAGCATGTTCAAACTGACCATGAAGTTGATCTTGCATAGTCTGTAGTAGTTCGTTGGTCTTGGTGATTAATTCATCCATATATTCTTTCATATTATAACTCCTTATCATTTAATATAGGTATATTATACTACGGCTGAGACCATTTGTCAACACTTTTTTTCATTTATTTTTAATTAATTTTTCAAAAATGTTAAACACCTTTTGGAAACGTAATTCTGTTATGTTCCGCAAACCAAGTAATTGATTTTGTAATTCATCACATTCTTTAGCATCTAATTTTAAATTATCAGTATTGTGATATATCAAATCAATATCATCAGTTGTCGTCCATGCCTGCATTATAGCAGCTTCTAGCTCAAGTATATTAATATTATTCATCAAATAGTCCTAGTTGGACAGGTACTTGTTCTTTCTCAAAAAACATACAGCCATCTGGATCTTGAGTTAAAATAAATCTATCTCCAACATTAAGTGGGGTTTTATTTATATCTACCTGTTCCCATTTATCAGGCGATCCTTTATCTGTTAATTTCAATCCATTCTCATTTATTTCAAAGTGATAGTCACAGTATTGCATTTTTCTTTCCTCTTATTGTATTGGTTGGCGCACCCGAGAGGAATCGAACCTCTAACCTACGGCTTAGAAGGCCGTTGCTCTATCCTATTGAGCTACGGGCGCTTAAACTGTATTTAAATTACGTCATCTAGTGGGAATATTTGATATATAATATCGCCCACTGCTTTTGCAATTTCTATGTGCTCCTTCTGAGTGCCATTCTCGGCACGAAGTTGAATATAATGAATCCACGAACGAAGAGTACCATTAACATACATACGGGACATTGTAAGTCCTTCAGGTAATACGGCCCTTGCTTGTTCTTTTGCAATTCCTGCCTGTACCGCCCATTCATATGCTTTCTTACATCTTTCGATAACAACTTCTTGATAGGACTCCCATACATAATTAATAGAATCTTCCATAGGAATTTCTATGCTATTCTGTCTATTCTTTGTATCCTGTAAGCGAGCCTCACGGGTAATAAACTCCATATCCTGTGTAGGATCTGCATACCTTTGTGAAAATTCTTGGAAAGAAAAAGACCGGTGGCGTAGAATCTGTCTACCTATATCCCTGGTGGTTTCTATTTCTAGGCAAGCACTGACCATTTCTAACGGTGACCAGTGCTTATGTTTGATTAGATATTTTACAAGCTTCTCAGCTGTTTTTTCATTGCTTTGATTGCCAGGGTTAGAGACTCTGGCGCAATATGCAACCATCTGCAGTAGGTCCTCTGATAGTTCACTATCTGCAGGTGGTTGACTATATGATATAAGTTTCACCTTAAACATTAACTATTTAGCCTTCTTTCTTCACCAATGTGTAAATGCCCCAAGCTAAACCTACCCATGCGAGTAGTTTTGCAAGGCCACCAAATAAAATAACTGAACCACAGGCTACGATTAGTCCAAGTCCATCAATAGATGTTCTTTCTCCTACTCGGTCCATGACCCAATCTTTTGCGTTAAGTAACATATTCATATATTTCTCCTATATATTAAAATCTGCAAACGTGTCTTTATTTTCTCTATCTCCCCACGTTGCAATTGGTTTATCGGGGATAGAACTGCCGTCACCTATAAGATCGGTTTGGGCAGATTCCTCTACATCATATAATTTCATGCGGGAACGATCCACACCAATAACAAATCTCTTGTATGTCGTTGGATCATTATATCGGTTTTTCAATTGTTTTACCATTAATTGGCCTAATTCTTCTAGTTCCTCTGTAGATATAAGAGCAAACATAAGATCAGCCGTTGCCGGTAATCCAAATGATTCCGATGTATCCTCTAGTCCGACATCAGTATTACTGAATCCTGACCTAGTGGTCTGTGTCGCCGAAACTATCGGTACATTAAACTCTACAGCAAGACCACGCATTTCTTCTGCTATGGCCTTAATGTAGGTGTAACTATTTATACTTCCGCCCATACCTTTCATACGGCTTGATGCACAAATATTTAAATAATCAATATAAATCATATCCGGACTAAAGTTCTTTTTTAATTTCAGTTCATTAAGTAATGCACGAAAATGACCAGTATGAGCAGATCCTGTTGGATATTCTTTAATAATTAATTTACCTATTGATGCTTGTGCTATCTTTTGTATCTTAGTATCAAATACATTCTTGGGTAGATTTTCTAATTGCTGGATTGGTAAGTCCATAAGATTGGCATCTATACGTTCTGCTATTCTTTCTTCTGCCATTTCCATGGTAATATATAGAACATTCTTACCTTGTTCTAGCACAGATGCTGCACAATGACACATAAATAAAGATTTACCCACACCTGTACCTGCTAGACAAATGTTGAGTGTTTTATTGGGTAACCCACCTTTTGTAATCTTATTAAAATAGTCCAAGTCAAATGGTATTCTTTCTTCTGTTCTATTATAGAATTCATATCTGTCTTCTGAATTATCTATGTAATCATGACCGATAGCCTGGTCGAATGAAACTCCAAGGGCCTCAGATAGAATCTCTGGTATAGCACCTTCAGTCTTTTCTGAATCTTTACCATCAATAATCTGAATTGAATTCATAATGGCATTGTATACTGCGCGATCTCGGCACCATTTCTCTGATTCTATAATTAAGTAATCTGTATCAACGTCTGATTTTTCTTTTATCTCATTGATTAATTTAGCAGCATTGTTTAGTATATCATCGGGGGCTTGAATCTTTCTTAATTCTAGGTCGAGAATTCTACCACTAGGTAATTTATTGTGTTTAGCAACAAACTTGACAATAAGATCAAAGACTGTCTTATGTGTCCCCTCAAAATACTCTTTCTGTAGGTATGGAATTACCCGTCTACAATAATCCTCATTATTAAGAAGGTGATTCAGTATATGAGTTGGTAATTGATTTGTTATGTCCATTCTTTTCCTTTACATTATCATTAATTATACTTTGCAACAAATCGCCTAAATAGTTTTTAAACTCTTCGGATTTTTCTAACTCGTCTATATTATACTGTCCTGCATCTTGGACATTATAAGAGAAAGAAAGAGTTGCAATATCAAGTTCTTCGGATTCTTTAATAGAAACTGTACCATATACTACTATGACACCTGCGTAAGGGGAACCATTTCTTAGTTTTATACCCCAAAATTCTTCTGAATCATTCTCTACAAATGTATAATCTGATTCGTCTATATAATGCTGCATTATGCCTCCTTATCCAAATTCCAAAGTATTCTAACACCTTTATTTGTTCTACTTAGGAATAGTTTATATTTAGATTGCTCATTTCTCCATTCTTGTACCCAACCATGGCCGTCACGTTCGGCGTCTACAAAGATTGCATTAGTAATTATAATAGGTATTAGTATGGCCATGTGCACAAATATACTTGTCACTATACTATAGTCAATAATACCCATATAAAATACTGCAATCATACCAAAGAAGGCACTCCACATAACAAATAATACTAACATAAAATATGCTTGTAAACTTGGATCTGGAACATACTTTAACGGATTATATCTTATATCCATTACAGCACGCCAACTATCAACAATCCACATTGTGAATCTTCTAAATAGATTTGGTTGCTGCATTATTCTTCCTCAATGTTAATTTCAACATCGAGCATTGGTTTATGGCCGATTTGATAATGTGCTTTAACAAACTTCTTAAAGTCAGTTTCATTTAAAATAGGATCCCAAAATTCTTTACTTTGTGTATTCTTCTCGCGCACCTTGGGTTCTACAATCTCTCCAGTAGCATGATCAACTCTTGCGTACCAACCCATTGTAGGTTTTACTACATATCCGCCAGCCATGGCTACATCAAGTAATCCGCCGTATTCTGAAATACCGCCGTCCCATGTAACACTTACTGGAATCTTGGACTTTTCTTTAACGAACCTTGACTTCTCAACATTGATTACAAAGTTATATCCTTTAATTTCTGTGCCTTGTTTCTGTTGTTGACGACCAATAATCCAGATATTATCCGCTGAGTAATATATACCAGTTCCGCCTGATACAATAGCTTTAGGGAATAATCCAATCTCTTGATAAGTATGATTAACAGCAAGTAAAGGGATATTCTTCATCTTCAGGTAAGGTGTTACCATTCTGAATAAGCCTTTCAATGCTTTCGCTCTTGACATATCAGCTACACCTTTCTCGTTAATAGCGTCTTCTAGCTCCTTCTTACTTGCAAGGTTGCCAATAGAATCTATTACAATAATAACTTTATCACCTCTTTCAAGGTTATCTAGCTGACCTACTAAATCGAACTTTAATTGTTCTACGTCAGTGATAGGTGTATGTAGAACCCTACTGGTATCAATACCAAAAGATTCAAAATATGATTGGGGTGAACCAAACTCAGAATCATAGAATAGCATTACTGCGTCTTCATGTTCTTTTAAGTATGCTCCCGCCATAAGTAAGGCAAATGATGTTTTAAAATGTTTACTTGGACCAGCCAAAACTGTAAGTCCTGATGTAAGTCCACCATCCATATCGCCCGATAGCGCGACATTTACCATAGGTACGGATGTAGCAACTTGGTCTTTTTCTGTAAAGAATATCGATTTATTTAAAACCGCAGTGGTTTTAATTTTAGAATTCTTTTTTATTTTGTCCATTAATGACATTATCTTATTCTCCTAGACCTATCTGGTCCTAATTGCATTGAGCGTTCTTGTTTACGCCACCTGGCCTTGGCCTCTGCTTTCTTACGCTTTCTCTTAGCAGTAGGCTTTTCATAGAACTCCTTTTCTCTTACTTTCTGTAAGGTTCCAGCTCGTTCTACAGCTTTCTTAAATTTTCTGAGTGCCACATCAAATGGCATCTCCCTAGGTGGTCTTTTGTCCTTTGGATTTCTATTCTTTTTAGGACGTAAATCAATACTTGGCATATGTTCTCCGGTTTATTAAGTATATATTATAACACATTTTACTCTGATTGTAAAGTGTTTATTAGCTTTTCTTCATGTTCTTGTAAAGCTTTCTGTTTGGATAATTGCATTATCTCTCCGATAATACCAATCATCTGTTTAGATGTTAGATATTCAACTTCTGCTAGAATTTTATCATACTTACCATCTATACCGCCACTAGCTTCTCTCCACGCAAAATCCCATCCAAACTTCTCTTGGTGTGCAGTGTGTATAAGACGCTCTAGTTCCAGTTCTTTATTTTCAACATCATCAACTATCAGATATCTAATAACTACATCTTTGGCTCTATCCAAGTTATATTTGTCAATATATACTCTTGCACCATGTCTACCTTTTGGCGCTCTAATACCACCAGTTCGGCCGATTACATCTTTAGCTTTTCCATTATATCCTATTGCTTTATGCACTAAGTTGTCTCCAATAGCTTCAATATCTTTGACAAGAGCTACTTGGTAACATCCTCGGACGGCCCCATCAACGCCATTTTCTTTTACAAATTTGCGCCATTCGGTTGAGTTGGTACTTGGAATCCATGAGATAGGAAGCCAATC